CTAACGACATCCCGGCTGCGGGGTTCAGCAGCACCAAACGGAGCAATGACAATGGGTCTGGGTTTCAGCACGGAAAGCAGCGGCGGCGGCAAGTTCCTGCCGGTCGTCAAGTTCGACGCCAAGTCCGGCGACATGATCGCCGTCAACCGCGAGCCGGCAGGCGACGGCACCTGGGAGAAGAACGAAGTCGAGATCTCCCTGCCGACCAAGGTCGTCATGGACCTGGCCGGCATCGAGATCGGCTGGCTCACCTTCACGCCGACCTACAACGCCGTGATGGCCAAGGCAGGCGAGAAGATGCCGCCCAAGCCGACCGCCGATCACAAGCAGGCCGTGCGCGTGCGCGTGTTCTTCAAGGACCACGGCCTGCGCGAGTTCTCGCCCACGTCCAAGACGCTGCTGCGGTCGATCGACCAGCTGCACGACCAGTTCCTGGAGCAGCAGGCCGCCAACCCCGGAAAGATGCCGGTCATCACGATCGAAGGCACGGAGACGATCAAGGTGCAGACGCCGCAGGGCGAACTGCGCTTTAAGGCGCCTAAGTGGTCCATCACCGGCTGGACCACCCCGCCCGCCGACATGACCAACGACGCGCCGCAGCCCGCTCCGGCACCGAAGGCCGCGCCCGCAAAGGCGCCCGTTGCCACCACTGTCGACGATGAGTTCTAGTAGATAAACGAAATGCGGCGCTGGTGTGCAGGATCACCAGCGCCGCATCATCGAGTCCACCGCGAACGCAGGAACCATCCGCGGATGTCCCAAGATATAACAACGACGCACGACACCGCTAGGCTAAAGATCGCCCTGGCCGCCAACGGACGCACAGATGTCAGCCTCTCGGCCAAGGAAATCACCTGGGCACACTTCTGCCAGCGCCTGTCGACGCCCAAGGTCGGGCCGAAGGACGGCAGCTACTACGTTCGCGGCGGCGACCTCGTCGAACCCAAGCGCGCCGACGAACACCTCCTCGCCGCCGATATCGCCATCATCGACGGCGACTCCCGCTTCGACCCAGAGACAGGCGAGATCCACACAGGCGCGCCGCCGCTCCCCGAAGCGATCGCCGCCATGGAAGACATCGGCGTCTCCTTCTTCGCGCACACGACGCACAGCTACGACCCGACGACCGACACCTGGAAGTACCGCATCCTCGTCCCGGCCCGCATGGCCAGCCCCGCCGAGCTCGACGCGGTCGTGTCCTGCCTGATCGAGCAGCTGCACGCCCGAGGCGTCTACATCACCGACGTCCCCGAGAACCGCCGCTGGTCACAGCCCTGGTATCTGCCCCGCGTCGGCACGCCGGAGGCCGTCAGCGACTTCCGCTCCCACCGGCACGACGGACAGCCCATGGACGTGCAGAAGGCCGTCCAGTGGCTGCAGGCGCGCCACCAGCAGCGCAAGGCCGAGCAGGCCATCACCAGCAGCCCGCCGCCTCCCAGGCCGCTCCCAGAGGCGCCCAGCGTCATCGACGCCTTCAACGACGGCCACGGCCTGGAGTACGTCCGCGGCACCCTGGAGGCGAACGGCTACCGCTTCATGTACCGCGACGCCCACGGCCCGAACGGCGAGGCCTACAGGTACATGCGCCCCGGATCGACGACCGGCACCGCAGGCGTCGTCGTCTTCAAGGGCTCCCGAGGCCACTGGTGCGCCTACTCCCACCACGGCATCGAAGACCCGCTGTCGGGCCACGTCACCGACCCCTTCGACCTCTACGCGACGTTCCAGCACGGCGGCGACCGCAAGGCCGCAGCCCGCGCCCTCATGCCGCCGGAGCAGAGCATCGCGGAGCGGATCCAGGCCAAGGCCCAAGCCTCCCCCATTGCCAGCCTCACCGACGACATCCCAGAGGCGCCGACAGCCCAGCAAGCCCCGCAGCCGCGCATCCGCCTCGTCATGGCGGGGGAACTGAAGGACGAGCCCGTCACCTGGCTGATCGACGGCCTGCTGCCCGCCTCCGGCTTCGCCGCCCTCTACGGCAAGCCCGGCAGCTACAAGTCCTTCGCCGCCCTCTACCTCGCCGCCATGATCGCCCTAGGCCTGCGCGCCTTCGACCGCACATGCAGCAAAGGCGACGTCGTCTACCTAGCAGGCGAGGGCGGGGCGGGACTGAAGCGCCGCTGGGACGCGCTGCGCCAGCACCACAACCTGCCGCCCGACACGCCCATCGCCTTCGTCAGGGCGCAGCTGAACCTCCGGTCCACCCTGGAGGACGCCGAAGCCCTCGTCGAAGCCGTCAAGGCCAAAGGCCTCAAGCCCAAGCTGCTGGTGGTCGACACGCTCGCCCGCGCCTTCGCAGGCGGCAACGAGAACAGCAGCGAAGACATGGGCGCGTTCATCGCCGTCATCGCCTACGTCATGCAGGCCCTCGACTGCGCCATCCTCATCGTCCACCACTCCGGCAAGGACGAAGCCCGAGGCCAGCGCGGCCACTCCAGCCTCCTGGGCGCCGTCGACGCCGAACTGGAAGTCACCAAGCTGTCCGACGACGACAGCCCCGAACGCCTGGGGCGCCTCAAGGTCACCAAGCAGAAGGACGGCGAAGACGGCATGGAAATCGGCTACCGCATGGTGACCGTCAGCCTCTCCGACATCGACCCAGACGCCGCGTCCCTGGCCCTGGAGCCGCTCAACGGGCCAGTCACGCCCGCCGCCAAGCCCCAGAAGCTGACCGGCAACATCGCAGACGGCCTCAATGCCCTACGCAAGGCCATCGCCAACCACGGCGAGACTGCCACCTCCAACCACATCCCGACGCACGTCCGCTGCGTCCACGTCGACACCTGGCGGACCTACTTCTACCTGGAGAGCACCAAGGACCAAGAGGCCAAGAAGAAGGCCTTCCAGCGCGCACGCGACACGCTCAAGGACCGCAGCCTCGCCGCGCACCACGGGGATCTGTGGTGGCCCACAGACCGCGAAATGGCGGGACAAGGAGCGGGACATTGACCGGGACATACATCGGGACAGCCGGGACAAACGGGACAAAACCGCAGACCGGGACCGGGACAGACGGGACAACACCCTTAAGGGTGTCCCGTTGTCCCGGTACGAGCGGGACATTTTCGGGGGAAGGACCATGAGCAAGGTGAAGCGCATCGGGGCCGTCGACCATGCCCTGCTGAAGCTGGGATCGTTCAACTCAGGACAAGCCGCCGCCGCTGCTACCGGGCCGCTGGACAAAGTCGCCGCCGAGATGGAAGCCAAGTGGGGCGCCGCCCGACTGCCGCGCCTCGTCCCTACCGAGATGGCCGCCAAATTCGGACAGGCCGCCGAGAAACTCGACCAGGCCATCCGAGACAACGACCTCGAGGCCATCACACACCGCGCCCAAGTCCTCATCCGGGGATGGCAAACCCTCGACCGCACCGCCACCGAAGCCGGTCACACGCCCAAGCCACCCAACACCTGGTCCCTGACCTACAACGGAAAGCCCTACACGATCGCTCTGGACCGCGCAGACGCCGATGCGGTAGCCAGACACTCAGAGCACCCGGAAACCGTCCTAACCCTGCCAGAACTCCTCCTGGCGTGGTCCCAGTGGGAACCCAGCGCATTCACGGAAACCGTCAAAGCCAACTTCCCAGGCGCTACCGTCCAACCCGCACAGAAGGTCACCGTCCCCGATGACGAAATCCCCTTCTGACGACCTCGACGCCCATTGCGCGGCCATCTGGGACGACATCCTCACCCAAGCCGCACCACAACCCGAAGACCTGACACGATGGACACGCAACCGCCTCGACACGATCGTCCACGCCCTGCACGCCGACAGGCTCGCCAGACTACGCCAGCAGCCGGTGGTCAGCCTGCAGGAGTACCGAGAGGCGAAAGAGGCACGCGGTAATGGCTAGGCCGACAATCAAGACGCCCGAACTCATCGAGCAGATCTGCCTCCTGGTGGCCCAAGGCCGGTCGATCAAGTCGATCGGCGAAGAAGAAGGCATGCCAGACGCGAAGTCGATCTGGACGTGGCTTAATCGCGATGAGGAGTTCCTCCTCATCTACACGCGCGCAATACAAGCGCGGGCGATCATCCATGCCGAGCGGATCGACGAGCTCGCGGAGATGGCGACGAGGGGCGAAATCCCCGCAGACGTGGCGCGCGTGGCCATCGACGCGAAGAAATGGACTGCCTCGCGCCTGCTGCCGAAGATTTACGGCGACCGGACCCAGGTCGAAGCCACGGTCACGCACACGCACACGCTGCACCTGGAGGCGCTGAAGGCGCTCGCGGGTAAGGGTTCCGGGTACATCGAGGGGCAAGCTACTGAAATCCCTGCGGTTCCTACCTTTGGTGGTGAAAGGTTGGGCGGGTCCGACCGCGCGCTCGAGGGGGCGGAGGCGGTCGGCCAGGCGGTCGATCGGCCAGACCCCCCCGGCACCCCCGACCGACCGGGGGCGCCCGCGTGCGCGCCACCCGCGCCCTCTACGCACAGCGCGCCGGAGGTACTCCCCCCCACCCCTCCCCCCGCGCGAAAGCGGCCCCGCGTCGCAAAAAATAGAAAGGACGTTGGCGAATGAGCGAGGCGTCGGCTGACCGGGACACGTTCGTTTCGTTCATCACGCGCTATCGGGACGACCCGGTGGGTTTCGTGCGGAACGTGCTGGGGGCGAAGCCCTTGCCGTGGCAGGAGGAGTTCATGCGTGCCGTCGCGAGGGGCGAGCGGCGGATTTCGGTGCGCGCGGGGCACGGGGTGGGCAAGTCGACGGTGTGCAGCTGGGTGCTGATTTGGCACGCGTGTACGCGGTATCCGCAGAAGTCGGTGGTGACGGCGCCCACGGCGGCGCAGCTGTTTGACGCGCTGTATGCCGAGTTGAAGACCTGGGTGAACAAGCTGCCGCCTGTGCTGCGGGAGAGCTTCGAGGTGTTCAGCGACCGGATTGCGCTGCGGGGCGCCCCGGAGAGCAGCTTCATCTCGGTCAGGACGAGCAGCAGCGAGCGGCCCGAGGCGCTGGCGGGGGTACATAGTGAGAACGTGCTGCTGGTGGTGGACGAGGCGAGCGCGGT